TGCTATAATACCCAAGCACTAAACGAGTGCGCCCCATATCGCGGAGTAGAGCAGTTGGAAGCTCGTCGGGCTCATAACCCGGAGGTCGTAGGTTCGAGTCCTGCCTCCGCAACCATAAAAACCACGGCTTTTGCCGTGGTTTTTCTTTGTTTTCATAACTTTTGGGTATGGTATGAAAATGGGGCAAACACCATTTTGGAACAACTTTGGAACAGTTGCCGAAAAAACTGAAATTTTGGAACACCGTCCGGGAACACCGGGCGGATTTTTTTATGCCTTCTTCCGGAGCAGCACATCCGCAATACACTCCGTTGCCTTGGCTTTATTTTCTTCAATAATGTGGCTGTAGAAATTTTCTGTGGTGTTCACACTGGCATGACCCAGCTGCTTCGATACCGTTACAATGTCCGTGCCATTTGCTAGAAGGACAGAGGCTACAGTGTGGCGGAAAGCGTGGGGATTGATATGGGGCAGATTGTGGCGGCGGGAAAAGTCATGGAGCCATCCAGTGATGGAGTCAGGATTCATGTTGCTGCCGTCGTCCGTTGTGAATACGAATCCGGTGTGCTGCCACCGGTCACCGTTGGCAAGCTGTAGCCGGAGCTGGTCGCGCTTGTGCTGTTTCAGGAGGCCCATAGTTTCGGCGGGCAGATTCAGATAGCGGATATCGCTGGTTTTGGTGTTGCCCAGGTAGGTGCCTTTGCTTTTGGAGGAAACAAGGGCCTTGTCGATCTTGACCCGGTTGTTTTCAAAATCCACCTTTTCCCATTGCAGGCCCATGATCTCACCACGGCGGCAGCCGGTGACGATCATCAGGTGGGTGATCAACTGCCACTTAAGCGGCTCTGTGTCCAGGGCCTTGAGGATGGCGGCGATTTCTTCCGGCTGGAAGTAGTTGGGATCGTGCTTCTCTACCTTTGGCGGGGTGGCCTTTGCTGCGGCATTGTAGGGCACGAGCATTTCCTTTTCGGCCTGGGTCAGAATGGTGGAGATCAGCCGGTGATGTTCCAGCACGGTTTTATCGGACAGCGGATCGGTGTTTTTCTCCACCTTGAAAACCTCCGCCACTTTTTTGCCCATGGCCTTGGCTATGGCTTCGGCCTTATCTTCCCGAATAGGTTCACCCTTCACAGCTACGCCTACAGTGGCGGCAGAGATCCCGGCAGCTTCCGCAATGGAGGCCCGGGATTTTTTGTTTTCCTTCAGCCATTTGGCAAGGTCGATTTTCGCAGTAGCAGAGCCGCCACCGACACGGAGCCCGGGCTCTGCCAGGTTCTTATAAAAGGCGTTCAAGTGCTGCGGTCGGAGGTCTGCCAGCTTGATATGACCGATGGCGGCATTGATGCGGCCCAGCAGTTCCCGGTATCTGTCCAATGTGGTAGGACGAACACCGGTTCGCTCCTTCAGCTCCAGAACATAGGCGGCGTATTCTGCAAATGTCTGCTTGTTGTCCAGGGAATAGCCCTGTTCAATGCTGCGCTCGAAGTCCACAGCTGCCCGCTGCACGGCTTTTTCGATTTGCCTGGGAGTCATTCCCTGTGGCGGCTTCCATGTCTTTTTATGGGTGATACGCTTGCCGGTGGAGTCAAAGCCACCGGAGACAATGAAACGGTAGGAAGTGCCGCGCTTTCCCTCTATTTTTTCAATATGTGCCATTTATATCACATCCGTTCTTTTTGCAATGATGGTACACCAAGCAATCGAGCACATTGTCTAATGCTCGCTGTGCCTGAAGATGTGCAATATCTTTCAAATCACATAAGGAAGAAAGATCAGAGGGTGAGATGGTAGGTGAAAATGCACCATTCATAAGCAACCGCATCTCTTCTATCTCGTCTCCTTGTGCCATTTCACTTAGGAAACGCTGTTCTTCAGCATATTTTTTCTTTCCTAGTTCAAACTCTACAAACTTAATGCTGTATTTTATTATGCTATCTGTGAGTTGATATGTAAAACGAGGATCATGCATAAGCCAATTTATAAGTCTCAAAATAGATTGGCCATTTCTAAGATTATCATTATGAAATCGTTTTAGTTGATTAATAGCATAGTCCGAAAGACCTGTTGTTTCATGGATAAATTGGTTATCTCTGGTCTTGCACTCACCGTATTCACATAACAAATAACTCATATCACAATCGAATATTTGGCAACAAGTTAGAAGAAAATCCAGAGTAAGCTTTGTGCCTTCTCCATTTTCTACAGCTGATATAGTATTACGGCTAATACGTAAACCCTTATCATTTAACTTCTCAATAAATGTTTCTTGACTCCATTTCTTTTTGATGCGCAATTCACGAATTCGTTGTCCAATGTCACAAAAATCGTATTTCATATAGATACAGAAACCTTTCAATATTGAAATAAATGTATATATAGCGTGTCTTGTACAGATACATTCTATCAGTTATAATAGGACTTGTCAAGATTGCTTAAGACAGCCAATGGAACGAGGTGGACAGAATGAGAAAATTACAGGAAAATCCGAATGCAAAACTGCGATCTGTACAGGGTATGATGGCTGATACAAATTTGAGCCGTTATCATGTTATGCAGATTGCAGAGGAAGCAGGTGCAGTTGTTCGTTTTGGAAAGCATGGTGTAAGAATTGATGCGGAATTGTTCTATACGCATTTGAGAAAGGCGGTGTGATGATGGCGTTACCTGACATTGGAACAGTCCCTCAGCACGCCAAGCGAGCCAAAGCGGAAGGTATCCCAATTTCTGAGTACACGCTTCGGCGGCTCATCAAACAAGGTACTATCCCGGCCCGGTATATTGGAGTTAAGCCCGTGTTTTCCTACGCCGCATTGCTGCGCTATCTCAGCTGCGAGGACGGAGCAGACAACATCCACCCCGCCACCGCTGCAGCCTCCGGGATTCGCCGTATTGGCTGAGGGGAGGCAGGAAATATGAAAGTATATGATGCGCTGAATTATGGTCGCGAAAATGCGATCCCGTCAAAGACTCTTGCCAAAGCGCTCGGTTTTCGATCTGTTCGAGAGCTTCAGAAAGCCGTGGAGCGTGAGCGTGCGGCCGGGGCTGTGATCCTGTCCGATCCTTGCGGTGGCGGGTATTATCTCAGCAATGATCCGCATGAACTGCGGCGCTTTACCCGGACTTTGAACGCAAGAGCAAAGAATACCTTGAAGGCCGCAGAATCTGCCCAGCGGGCGTTGGATGCCGCCACAGGGCAGGAACGCATGGAGGGGTGGTGGGGGTAAATGGCGCAGAAAAGAATGTTTTCGCTCCAGGTGGTAGACACAGACAAATTTATGGATATGTCTTCCAGCGCACAGGCTTTGTACTTCCATCTTGGAATGCATGGAGACGACGATGGCTTTGTATCTTCTCCCCGAAAAATAGCCAGAGCTGCAGGTTGCAATGATGATGATATGCGCCTGTTGGCGGCGAAGGGCTTTATAATCCCCATGGATAGCGGCGTTGTGGTCATCACGGACTGGAAGCTAAACAACACCATCAAAAGTGATCGGTATTCTCCAACGATCTACCAGGAAGAAAAGGCTATGCTGCAAGTGGGGCTCAATGGGCGGTATAGCTTTGGAACCACCCTGGAACCAAAACGGATACAAAATAGCTCTAGCTTGGAACCTCAGATTAGATTAGGTAAGGATAGTATAGATAAAAGTAGTATAGGAGAGAGTGTAGAGGCGGACAAGCCGCCCACCCGCCACCGCTTTATCCCTCCCACAGTAGATCAGGTCAAGGCCTATTGCACCGAAAAAGGATATACGGTGGATGCTGACAGATTCGTGGACTTTTACACTTCCAACGGGTGGAAGGTTGGCAAGAATCCCATGAGGGACTGGAAAGCGTCTGTAAGAACATGGAACAGAAGCGACAAGCCGAAACTCAATAGTGCAAGTCCAATGCCGAACTATGGAGGTGAAGATAATTGGAGCCTGTAAGCATGATAGAACCTGTTATTAGAGCTGCGCAGGTTTCCAATGCAGCAAAACCGGGGGATTATCAAAAGGATGGTCTGTTATATTGCGGTGTATGTCATACACCGAGGCAGTGTAGAAAAAACCTATTAGGAAAAGAAACCATTCTAGCCTGTATGTGCGCTTGCTCACAAAAGAAATATGAGCAGGACGAGGCGGATAGAAAAAAACGAGAGGACGCTGACAGAATAATGCGTCTACGCAGTGCGGGTATTGCAAGTCAGACTTTTCGGAATGCGAATTTTACAGCGGACGATGGCAAAAATCCCGCTCCTATGGCTACGCTTCACCGTTATGCAGAGAAGTGGGAAGATATGAAGCGGGAAAATATAGGCTTGCTGTTATATGGTGGAGTTGGTACGGGGAAGAGCTACGGGGCCGCTTGTATTGCAAATTATTTGATCGAGCAATACACGCCGGCTTGCATGGTCAATCTTTCTACGGTCCTCAATTCCATGGGCGGATTCCAGAGCGAGGAAAAGAACGCATACATAAATGACTTGGTGCGGTATCCTTTGCTTATCCTGGATGACTTTGGCATGGAGCGGCAAACCGAATACGCATTAGAACAGGTGTTCAATGTGATTGATGCCCGATATAGATCGGGAAAGCCTTTAATTATTACGACAAATCTTTCTCTTGCGGAAATAAAGGCACCAAAGACCCGTGAACATACCAGAATTTATGACCGGATACTAGAGATGTGCCAGCCAATCAATTTTGGGGACAATGGTCGAAGGTCAGACCGTGCAAAAACTAAGATGGCTTTGGCAGCAGAATTACTGCGAGGAAATTAACAATGGGCAGAGCATCACAGAAGAAGGGGGCTACTGGCGAGCGTGAGCTGGCGGCGATCCTGCAAGAGTATGGCTATGATTGTACCCGTGGCGGGTCATTGTCATTCGGAGCGGTTCCGGATTTGTCCGGTCTCCCTGATATCCACATCGAGGTCAAGCGGGTGGAAAAGCTGAACGTGGTCGAGGCTATGGAACAGTCCATCCGGGACAGTGAGCGGATGCGGGACGGCCTGCCTGCTCTGTTCCACCGACGGAACCGGAAGCCGTGGCTTGTGACTATGCGGCTTGTGGACTGGCTGAAACTGTACGGCAGACACACAGAGGAAAAATAAATGAAGCGTGAGTGAACCGTGAGAAAGGGGGAACATTTTGGCAAACGAACAGAATTTGATTCCATTTAGCGAACTGCCCAAAGACCGCCACAGGGAGCTTTCCCAGCGAGGAGGGCTTGCCAGCGGGGCTGCCAGACGGCGCAAACGGGAAGCCATACAGAAAGCCAAGATCAAACAGGCCGCAGACCATGAATTATTTTCTTCTGCCCTTGACCTTATGAGTCAATGCGCTAAGCTGCTGCGCTGAGTGTGAACAGAAACGATATAAACTGAACGCTTTGAGGGTGGTGAAGCGGCGAGAAACCCAAAAATGAACAGTCGGGAACTCGTGAGGAACCTGATAAAACCTGAGCTTTTTCCTATATAGTTCAAGAACCTAACAAAACCTAACATCCCGTCACCCGAAAACAAAAACGCAGCCCTCACCCAAAGGCAAGAGCCGCACTCCGATATTCACAAAATAATTATATCATGGGGGTACGAGCGTGTCAAACGAGGAATTGGTGGCAGCGATCCAGAACGGGTCACCGGG